ACCGACCAGGACGACAGACGCAAATGGCAGTTCTGACACCGAGGAATTGAATGGCGAACACTCATCGTTACGGCTTCCGGTTCGTCAAGAACCGGTGGGCAGGCGACACCCCCGAGATGGTCACGCGCAAGATTGCGAGCGGCTACACGCCGAACGTGACGGGCGCGACCACTTGCAATCTCAACATCGGCGACCCCGTCTACCTGGATGACTCGGGCAACGCCAACTTGCTGGCCCCGGGCACAACGACCACCGCTGACAACCAGGTGACCCAGCGAGCCTTTGGCGTGGTCGCCGGCTTCCCGCAGGTTCTCATCAACGCCGGAGTGCGCCCCAACGCCTTCTACCCAACGGGTACGGTGTACGGCACCAACTACAACAACCGCTCGATCGTGACCATCATCCCCGCCGACGGGAACGTGTTCGAGATCGACACCGACGCAGCGGGCGGCACGTCCTTCGATACCCGCAGTGAGTGGGAGAGCGCTGTCGGTGGCTGCTCGGCCATCGTCTACTCGCAAATCAACACCACCAGCGCCAACCCGAAGGCGAACCCGCTCTTCAGCGCGAGCGGCATCACGCAGGCCGTCGCCGACTTCCGCCAACTGCGCATCGTGGGCGTCGGGGCCGCGAGCGAGTCTCTCGACTTCACGGCCGCGAACCTGTCCGTGCAAGTCGTCTTCAACCTCATTCAAGCGGCGCCGTGGCGCACGACCGCTGGCTACGACGGGACCTGAGCCATGAGCGAAATCTTCACCAGCACAGCAGCCCTCGCGCTCAAAGAGACGCTCGAGGACATCGACACGGACGAGCACGGTTCGGAGGGCAGCAAGGCTGTCTTTACGAAGTGGCTGAACGTGAAATCGATGGCCGACAACTACATCGAATACTACGAAGTAGCGGGCTCGGGCCTCGCGGGCGAGAAGCCCGAAGGCGAGAGCATCCCGGTCGGCACCATCGTCGAGGGACCGCTCACCCGGTTCAACGCTCGCACGTACGGCCAGCGCATGATCGTCTCGGACGAGGCGCTCGAGGACATGAAGTACGACAAGGTCATCATGGCCGCCAAGCGCAACAACCGTTCGCTCTGGAAGCTGGCCGACTTCGACGCGACGCTGATGCTGGTGCGAGCCACCAACACCAGCTTCGTGGGCGGCGACGGTCTGCCACTGGCGAGCACCGCGCATCTCTTGCCGGGCGGCGGCACCTACTCGAACAAGATGGCCACGGCCTTCTCGCCGAGCAAGGCGGCCCTCGTCATCGCGGCGGCGCAGCTCATGCAGCAGGTCGGGCACGACGGGCTCATCGACGGCGTGGAGGCCAAGAAGGCCGTGTTCCCGGTGCAGCAATGGGGCGTGTGGCGTGAGGTGCTGGGCTCCTCGATGGACCCGACGCCAGGCGCCTACAACGCCATCAACGTCATCAACCGCGACCTCGACATCAAGCCCGTGCCGGTCAAGTACTGGACGAGTTCGACCACCAACTGGGCGCTCATCACCGATGCCGACCTCGGCCTGATGTGGTTCTGGCGGCGCAAGCCCAAGAGCAACACCTGGGTCACCGAGGACAAGACGATGATGAACTACGCCATCACCGCACGATGGTCACGCGGCTGGGTGAACGCCCGAGCCCTGCTGTTTAGCGACGCCTGAGGAGCACCATGGCCAAGAAGACCAAACCGACTCTGCCGATGACCATCAAGCCGTCGCCCAAGGGCGCGAAGAAGGGCAAGGGCTGCTAATGTCCCTGTTCGCAAACGCCTACGGCAACTTCCTCAGCTCGGCGATGCCTTACTACCAGGCAATGCCGGGCATCATCACGCCCTACGGCACCTTGCTCAAGCCGGGCGGGCGCGTCGCGGCCTACGTGCGTAGCACCGGTGCGCAGACGGGCGAAGACCACTTCGCCTCGAGCGGCATGCTGGTGGCGACCATCGACGCGGGCCTAGCCCGCTGCCGCTCCAATCAGAACGACATCGTGTACGTCCTGCCAGGGCACACCGAGACGTTTGCTGCGTCTGGTTCCATCTGGGCCAACCTGGTAGCAGGCGCGCAGATTATCGGCGTGGGCCAGCCCGGGGCGACCAACAACCCCAACATCACACTCAGCAACACCGGC